CTTCACTAGCTTTTACTGTCATTCTTTTCATTTTTGTTTCTGTCATTTTTAAACTCCTGTTTTTAAGAAGGGGTGGCTATCGCTAGCCACCCGATTCTAATTAAAATGCGCAATCTACTCTGATTACACCAAAGTCTTCATCCTGACCAGTAATGTCAGAATTATACTTAGGCTTTTTAAGACCCATGATCTTACCAATAGAAATACCGTTTTGGTTTCCATAGTCAAAAGTATCTTCAACTATTTCAGGTAACCCGATATCTGCCATTGCAAGAGCTTGAGCTCCACAGAATAGGCAAGCAGCGAAATCAACATCACTACCAGAACCACCTTTTTGAGAACCAGAAGTTCCTTGAGATGTGTTTGGTACATGTCTGAATTCGTGAACCATAACGCCGTCAACCATTAAGCTAGAAGATCCAGCAAATAGTTCGTTGTTTGGTCCTCTGATGCCAGCACTTCTTACGTTAGATAAGAAGTCTGAGTCTAGCTTCAGATCAGCCATTACTTGTGGAGTAACAAAAAGATGGAACATCTCTTCATTACCTGCGCCTCTCATACCTCTAATGTATTGGTCTTTAGCGTATGCTTTTAATTCCACAATAGACTTGTAAGACATTGTGTCAGCAGCAACTAAAGCAGAAGTATCACCAGCAACTAGTCCACTAGTTGCATCAATTCTTCTGTGTCTGTTAGAAGTAGGAGCAGTTACATCAGCATTAAATGCTAAGTCAGATAAATTAGCACCTGAACCTAAAGTAGGTCTTGTAGCAGAAGAACCACCGATATTGTTGTTCTTTCTGTTATAAGAAATCCCAGCTAAAGTTAAGAACGCTAACTGATCCATACGATCTGCCATTGCGTATGCAAGTGCATCTCTTGAATGCTCACGGAAGTTGACAACAGATTTTTGATCTGCAAGACGGCCAGAAAGTCTGTTTGCAAATCTCATTTGATCTAGTTGTACAACGATGTCGTATGCTCTTAATGCTTCTTCATTACCTTCAAGAGTGTTGTCTCCAACGATACCATCACCAGTCATGTCAGCAAGAAGTGTTAAAACAGCTCTTGCGCCTTTTTCTGATTGAGTAAGTTCAGTTATTTGCTGAACCATTGCGTTGGGTCCACTACCCGCAAATTGGTTAATGAAAGACATATTTCGAGCTACACGCCAAAAATCACGAGACCAGATAGTAAGCTGTTCACTGGTCAACGCGCTAAAGTTTGTATTAGCCATAAGGCCCTCCAAATAAAATTAAATTAAATAACCAATCGCTATTTGGGGCGATATCCCGTATACCCTTTATCGTTGGGATACGATATCGTTAATTTAACGAGCACGACCTCGAGCAGTTAACGTCGTTGCAGACGAAATAAACGATTTTTATACTGAACGACCAGTTGTTGGATGTCGTTCCAACGGACGAATTCTTAAATAGTATACTACTCTTTAATCAAAGTCACCACGTAATCTTCGTAAAGTTTCTTCAGGTAGTGCACGAAATTCATCATCAGACATAACATTTATATCTACTACTTTTTTATTTTTAGCAGATTCGCCCTTCATTGTCGGCGGTTGTGCTTGTGCAGCTTCTACTTTTTTTCTAACAGTAGCTTTTTGTTTCTTCTCTTGTACTACTTTAGACAGCTGTGGTGCAGGATCTTCTGCAACATCTGCACCTTGTAATAGCTCTGGTCTTTTACTTAATAAAGTAACTTCAGTAGCTTTTGCTAAAGAATCTGCAGCACCATAACCTTGATAAATAAAAGCATCACGTAATTCCATAACTTCAGCAGTTAGTTTTTCATCATACTGTTTACTATTTTGGTCAAAGATAGGAAATACATCTACAATTTCTTGTGCTTTTGCAGCTAACTCATGGTTTTCGCGATCTTGTTGTACAGTCTGACCCATCTGACTTTTCATTTCAGACATAATCTGTTCTTTTTCAGCATCTCTGATTTCTTGTCTAAGTAAAGCGGCTTTATTTGTTTCACCTTCTAAGACTAAATCTTGGTAGGCTTTTTCTTTACCAACAAAATCATAAGCAGGCACTTCAGGTTCAGCAGGTTTCTCACTCTCTATATCTTGAAGTTTTTTCTGCATTTCTTTATTTTTTGCAAGTACTTCATCAAGTCTAGATTTAGGCACCATCGGTGCTTTAGGTTCTTCTACCTCTTCTGGTCCCTCTTCCACTGCTTCCACAGGTTGCTCATCATCTCCTTGAACGCTCTCTGGTTCTGGTGTTTCTGTTTCACTTTCTGTTTCGTCTGTTGCAACTTCTTCGACTTGCTCCTCTGCAACCTCTTCTGTTGTTTCCTCTGCAACAACCTCATCTTCTGTTTCTTCTTCTTCAACTTCTTCCTCCGTAACTTCGGGTTCTTCTTCAAAATTCATATCAACTTGAAAAGGTGCAGCATCCTCTTCAGTTTTTGGGTCTGCGCCGGGCATACCCTCAAACTCTAGTTCTTCCGTATTGTTATCTTTTTTAGCCATTATTTACCTCCTGATGGTTTCATAGCTGCAGTAGCAATTTTTGCCGCCGCCTGGGTTTCAGTTTGTCCTTTCCTCATTTCATTAGTTACCGCTGATAACTGTTGACGTAAGGCAAGTTCTTGTTGCTTCATTTGCATTTTACTCTGTATCTCAGCTACTTTAATTTGTGGGTCAGCTGCAGTTTCCTGTGCTTTAGCCATATTTAATTGAGATAAAGATTGTAAATTCTGTACTTCAGCTTCCATCTTAGCAATTTCTAATTGAATTTTCTTAATTTCTGCTTCGGCTTGGAAAGCTTGTATTTGTGCTTGTTCTTCAGATGGTGGCTCCATACCTTGCATTATACGTAGACGTTGAGCAATTTCTCCTTTTTTAGCTAGATGAGAATGTTGCACAATCAAATCATCAGGAATAGGTACACCGGCTTGTCGCAACGAAATAGCTTCAGCAAATTGTACTTCATCAAAATTATCTCTCGCAGGCATAGAATCAATAACTACATCGTACTCGCCTAATGTTAAGTCATTAACTATCCTACCTTCTGGTCCCATAGCGTTTATACGTAAAGGAACTTGACGTTCTTCAGGACCAGAATCATCTGTTATTTGAACTATACGTTCTTCAGTATAAAATCTTTGTATCATATACAAAATATGTTCTGCTAAGTAATGTCTAGTTTTAACTAAATTATCTAATGGCACTTGGATCATAGTGGCGCCACGGTTTTGTTTTTGTTGTATAGCAACACCAGATACTTCGGGACTATCAGTACCAAGCATCGCATCACTAATACCACTAATAGTTTTTATATTAGCAGCAGCTTTTTGACTTATACGATCTAGGCCGGTGGGAATCTGATTAGGTGGTATTTTCGCTGGGGGAGAAGATCCGCGATTAAATTCCAATACTAAACCAGTTTCCGCACCGTGTTCTTCTAAATCATCTGCAGTCATTCCTTGTAAGGAACCTGTTTCTACAATCCAACCACTGTTAGCAGTTGTGTTTACAATATGAAGTTCTTGTGAACTTATTTTATTTAATTGTTCTTGTGGCGATATTAAGTTTCTTACCATGCCAAATGGTCTACCTCTACGCCAGTAAGGAAAGTAAGGCACGATAGTAAAACACTCATAAGGAGACCAGTCATCGTGTAGCACAACTTTATCTGCTGTTACTGTCCAACGAACTTTACGATCTAAACGAGTAAGCATATCTAAACCAAATTCATCAGCAAACTTTTCTCTTTTACGTTTACCCCAATTTTGTGGTACTGCACGCATATCCCCGGTAACTTCATCAACGTAATACATGCATTCTTTTAATTGATAATACTGCCTTTCGATAACACGTACTGCACGCATCTGACGGTTTTCTTCTGGGTTAGTACTGCTACCTTGATTGTATTCGACGCCAGTATAGGTATCACCATATCTAGTTTCTTCATACTCAACAGAGTCAGTGCCCATAGTGTCACCATACTCTACTCCTACTCTTAAGCGATCAGCTTTTTCTTGTCCGTATTGTTCTTCAAGTTCATCTAGACTCATCCACTTAGTTTCAAATATCTCATTCCAAGTTTTTGGGTCATACTCTTTTGCGTCTGGATCAATAAGAATATCTAAAGGGTCTTTAGTAGTTATACGCACTTCGCCTTGAATGTGATCTTTAAAATCTATACGCACATCGTAATAGCCTCGGTCTTGTATAAGACCATCAGCAAAAACTTGAGACTCTAACCACTCCATCTTATTGTTATCGGTAATTTGTAGGTATAGTTTAGTTAAAACATCAGCGGTTTCCGCTACACCATTACCTCTAGGTTTAAATTTTACATCGGCTTTTCTAGTTCTTTGTTCACCTAAAACAGCATTAATAGTAGGTAATATAGTATTAATTGTAAGAGCAGGACGCCCTTCATCATCTAGAGTAGCAACATCAGCTGGATCCCATTGGTTACCTCGGTAGAAAGCATCACATTTTTTTGCTGTCTCGATATAGTCAAGATGGCCATTGTCGCGCGCACGTTCGTAACGCTCGAACTGATTAGTAGCTATTAAATGCTCTTCTTCCTTACTAAGTTTCTTTTTCTTTTTATGATACATTAAGAACTCATTGCTGATTTACGTTTATCTGTCTTAGCTAAATATTTTAACTTATCTCGCCAAGAAGGTTCGTGTTCTATCTTCTCTACAAAAGTAGCGAATTCGGTCATCATCAATCCTATCCATGCTAGTGCATCCACTTGGTCATCATGAACCCCGTTTGGAAAACGCAAAAGTTCCGCAATAAGCGGACCAACCCATACCGGATCTTGTGGAAAGTATACCATGCCTTGTTGCATTCTACCTTGAATCGCACGACCCCTTGCTTCTTTATCACGTCGTCCTACTTTTAAGTCTTTAAAGTAAGCTTCGTTGAGCCCACGTTCGCGAACTCGTTTTTGCAAAAAAGGCCCCAATGCCATTTCTATATGTCCTTTCTCTATGCCCACTACATGGGGACGCCAAGTTTCATATAAGTCTAGGATTTGTTCAACAAGTTCAAACCCGTCATACTTCCCTCGTACACAATCTACTACGTATAAATTATCGTATTCATCAACACCAACAACTAGTCCAACAGAGTAGTCATTACGTTCGCGTTGACCAATCGCTAGATCCCATGCGCAGTAATAGCGTAACCTGTCAAAGTCTACTTCATTTTCATCGTAATACCTAATCATTTCTCGGTTGAAGTATTCACCTTCATCGTTGACTGGATTTTGTTGATACAGAGCTGACCAGTCCCTTGGACCTACCGCTCTTTGAATCTGCATAAGAGCTTCGGCACTGTACCGCTCTGGGTGAAGCGCTTCGCCTTGTTCTCTAAACTCTTCGTCTTCTTCAGCGATCGCTGGATACTTGACTACTTCCCACTGATCCGCACCGCCGGCTGCTGCTGATAATAATTTGCCAGCTAAGTCATCATCGTGCCATCTAGTAAGAATTACTAACACACCGCCCCCTGGAGCAAGACGTGTGTACGCAGTTGACGTGTACCAATCCCAGACTGAATCTCTGTTATATTCTGATTCGGCGTCCTCTCGGTTTTTTACAGGATCATCGATGACGAGCACGTGCGCACCTTTACCAGTAATACCACCACCAACACCAGCTGCTACATAACCACCGCCCTTGGTTGTATTCCAAGATTCTACGGACTGCGAACTAGGGTCTAAGGAAACACCAGAAAAAACATTTTTATAATTAGGCTCTCTTAACTGCTGACGAACCTTACGACTAAAGTTCATGGCCAACGATCCAGAGTATGAACAACTAATAAACTCATGTTCAGGGTTTTTGCCTAAGTGCCACGCTGGAAAAGCAACAGAAGCTAAAGTAGATTTACCATGTCTAGGTGGCATAAATAACATTAATCTAGGAGATTTCCTGTCGTTTACATCTTGACTAAATTTTTCTAAACGCAAGCAAATATCTTTGTGTACCCAACCTGCTACATAATCAGAATTAAATCTTTCAACAAAAGGTAATAAGTGCTTACGTGACAAAGCGCGCATTGCTAACTCTTGTTGCGCTTTTTCTTGTTCAGTTTGTTCAACTGTTTCTACTGCTACTGGTTCTTCTGTTTGAGGAGCAACTAAACGCTCTGCTTCATCAGCTTTACAATATACGCATATTTGATCGTCTCCTGGGTACAACGTTTCAGGATGTAACGACTTACAAGTGGTACATTCAATCTTTTTTATTTCCATCTATCTCAAGGTCTGCTTGGGTTTCAATAACTACCCTAGCTCCGCAGGGTAAAATAGGTTTGTCATTACCACTATACTTAATAGTAGAACTACCTTTTATAGCTACTTCATGACAATAAGTATTTTTCTTACCTTCTTTTATAGTAATAACCGGTTCGTTAGTAGCATGTTTTAAATTAGCTCTTATTCTATGTTGATTGACGTGGATATATTTAGTCTTTTTTATTTCCATCTTTTTTTGGCATTAGATATTGATTATCAGTTCCTGCTATTTTTAACAATTCAGCATCTGGTAATTTTTCTAGTTGTTGAACTGTTTTATCAAGATTTATATTTATTTGCGTCGCATGTTCTGGTGCAAATAGACCGTGGAGCTTGCACAATGAATCAGTAATAACTTTTTCTTCAGTAGCTGTTACAGATTTACGGTGCGCTTCTAAGTACATAGAAGTAGCTTGTTGTTTATCAAACTTAATTTCTTCTTTAAATTCTGCACGCATCCTGGCCAGCATTTTGTGTACAGCGGGTTTTTTAAATATTTTATAAACATGCTCATTATTAGTATAACCAGCTGCTCTACCAGCTGCTGCTTTGGACATACCACGAAGGTGAAATAAAAGTAAACGCTCTTCTTGAACACTCAATTCGTTTAGTTTTACATCTGCGTAAGGGTAGTGAGACTGAAGCTCGGCCCTTTCTTGTTCAAAATTCTCTTCTTTATCAGTCATTTTCTTTGAATTCTACTATATTTTTACACCACCAGTACAATAAGTCCTCAGATAAATTGTGTTTTAAAATATTTACTCTGCTACAAACTAGTTGAATATTGCTCGGTATATACCAAATAGTTGGGTCTACTCTATCAATTGAAGCATTCAAATCTTTTTTACCATGCCCATCTTTATGATAAGTCATATATAAATTAGTAAGTGCACACTTACCTTCTTGTCTCTCCCAAACTTTTACAAGATCTTCTGGTTGAATATCCCAAACTACATCTTTGTTATTTTTAGTTCTAGAGTATTTTAGATGATGATATAAACTTTTTAGATATGCTTCTGGAGAACCACTTTTTT